GTTTTTCGCCCCCCCCCCCCCGCGAAAACATGATAGCATGATATTAACGTGACAGAGACAGTCAAAGTCGGAGGTTTCTCTGTCCACCTTTGGCGGGCCACCGATGGCCGCTGGAAATGGCGCACACGCAAGGCGGGCAAGCGCGTTCTTTGCACGGCCAAAGACATCCACAAGGCCCGCGCTAAGGCCAAGGCGCAGCTTGTGGCGTTGCGAGACGGCAAGGAAGTGCTGGCTGATTTGTCGCCCTCTTTGCTTTCCGAGTTCAATGCCTGGCGGGCCGCGCGGATCGAGAGCCCCAAGGTCGCAGATTGCGCGACGAAATACCTAGCGCACCTAGCCGAGCGCAAAGTGGATGTCCGCATTATCAAGAGCGACTTGGAGAAATTCGCCGCCAAGCACCGCAAACGCATAAGCGATGTGACGCCCGACGATGTGCGTGTCTATTTGTCGGGCCTTGGCGTCGGAGCGCGCAGGCACAACAACGTGCGCGCCACGCTCGTCAGCCTGTTCCGCTGGGCCAAGTTGCAGGGCATGGTTCCCGACGCCACCACGGCCCCGGAGCGGACCCATGCAATGACGCTGGAAGACAAGGCCGTGGCCGTTTACACGCCCACGCAGTTCCGCGACTTGCTTTCCGTGCTGCCAGAGAAATGGCGGCTTGCCATTGCCATCGGAGGGTTGGCTGGCTTACGCACCGAAGAAATTCAAGGTCTGCGATGGGAAGACATAAAACTCGGACGCAAGCTCATTGAGGTGCGGCCAGAGATATGCAAAACACGCCGCCGCAGACTCGTCCCGATTGTGCCCGCGCTGGCCTCATGGATTCGCAACAGCCAACCCAACCCCGGCGGCATGGTTTCGCCGCAGGACCGTATCGACAACGCCGCCAAAGCCGCGCGCAGAAAAGGCGCGGTCTGGGTCAAGAACGGTCTTCGCCATTCGTTTGGCTCCTACCGCTGCGCGATGGTCAAAAGCGCGGGTCAAGTGGCCCTTGAGATGGGAAATAGCGAGGCCATCGTGCGCCGTCACTACCTAGAAAGTCAGGAGCGCAAGGCCGCAGCAAAGTGGTTTGCTACTGGTTACTTTCCGCTGATAAAAGTCACAAAGCCTTGATTTTCAGAATGCCGGCGGAGGGGGTCGAAAACAGACATCGGTGGTTTTTGCGGTCACTCTAGGGTCAAGTAATGCAGTAATTTGGTAAGCCGTTAGCCAAAAACAGATTGGCGGAAGTGGTTACTTTTTGGTCGCATTTGACCCCTAGCCACATCCCCCTCGCCATGCGCCTTGACATCCTTTGCGGGATGCGTGGCGAACATCACACGAAAGTGGAAACGGTTCCTTGCCTCCGGGTGTTCTCACGGCCACTTGGCCGACCCCAAGGCCACCAACGCCATCCTAAAGTTCCGCAAGGCGTGGAAGCCTGACGAGTGCTGGCATCTCGGTGACGCGGTAGACCTTGCCGCCATGCGGGCCGGGGCGCAGCGCGACCCAGACAGTGGCGACAGAGCGCAAGACATGGCCGACGATTTGCTCGCGGGGCTGAGTTACTTGCAAGAGCTTGAAGTGACGAAGTGGTTCATGGGAAACCACGAAGATCGACTTGCGCGCCTAGCCTATTCGCCCAACGCCGTTGTGAGCTATGCCGCCGGGGCCGTGATCGCCCGCATGGCCGATGCGATGAAGGCATTAAAGGCCGAGATTGTGCCCTACGCTGGTCTTCGCCCTGAGTGCTGCCGTCAGCTTGGCGACACGCTTTTCCTGCATGGCTCGCTCTACAATATGCAGGCCAGCCGAGACACAGCGGAGGCGCTGTCCTCGAATTGTGTGTTCGTGCATACGCACAAAGTCGCAATGGAGAAGGCGAGGACGCAAAAGCCCTTCACTGGCTACAACGCCGGGTGCGCGGTTCGGCTCGATGTGGATTACGCAAAAAACAATCGCAGCACGCTTTCTTGGTCCCACGGGTTTGCCTGGGGCGAATACACGGACACGCATTGCATCGTTCGCTTGGAGCAACTTTCCCCCCACTACCGCCTGCCCCTATGAGTCACAAAAAGTTGGCAAAGAATGTGACCGACGCATCCCTAGCCGCTTGGTGCGCGGCGTTAGCGCAGTCTTCCGTTGCTGTCGAGCAAGTGCCACCGGGCTGGTTCACCGTGACGCAGCTTTGCGAAAAAACTGGACGCGCGAATGCAACGATTAGCAAGCGCATGACCGATATGGTTCGGCAAGGCAAAGCCGAGATGCGCCGTTTCCGCGTGATGACCGGGCGCGGAGTTTACCCCGTCCCGCACTATCGCTTGCTCAAATGAGCGCCAAAGCTAAACCACGCAAGCGAAAGAAGCGCCCACATTTCCGTTTCAAGTTGGACGGCGAGTGGTGGACCGTGAAGGTGCAGCGACCACCAGACAAAGAGCTTTGCGAAGGGTCCTGCGACTACCGCAAGCGCATCGTTTATTTCCATCCCAAAGCTATTAAGGACAACCTTCTCGGAATCGTGGTTCATGAAATATCGCACGCGACGATGCCATGCGTTGACGAAACCCATGTGCGCGACAACGAGCGCGTGGCGTCTGTGGTTGCCGAGTGGTTGGCCAACACATTCTGCGACGGCAAAATCTCCATCGGCAGGCACAAGGCAGCATGACCTTCTGGCCGCTCCTAGCCTGCACCGGGCTTTATGTGCTCACGGCGCTAGGCTTCCTACGCGACGGCAACGGGCCGATGGCCGTGGCCTTTGGCGGGTATGCCCTGGCAAATGTCGGCTTCCTGTGGCTGACTTGGCGCTAGGCAAACAGCTTCACAAACCAACGCAGCACGCTGAAACGAACCGCAGTTCGCCTCGGAGTGTTGCGCGGGATGAAGCCGATGCCGCCGTAAGGGCCAATGACAATGCCATTTTCGGGGATTCGGTGCATAGGTGTCCTCCTTTCATGTTAAGTAGCAAAAGCAATCGTCGTGCCGATTAGGCTGGCAACTCAAAGTGCGGCTTGTCGGTCTTGCCGCCCTTCCATCTGCCGCCCCAGACAAGCCCTAACTCCTCGCCAATCTCCCCTGCCCTGCTGTAGTGCTTCGATTCCCAGACCACATTTTTGCCGTTGAATAAAGCGAGGTCGATGGCGCGGCCTGTGAGGTGTCGGGACTTGAGCGTCCATGTGACTTGTGGCCCCGGGGCGGTGCGACCCTTGGCGTAGAGCGCGGCCTGTTCTGCGGGTGTCCTGCGGCCTTGGATGACTTTGAACGTCAGCCCCTCGGCGGCGAGACGGCGCAAAAGCTCACGGCCTAGCTTCTGCAACTGCGGCTGCACCGTTGCCAAATTCTTCTCACTTCTCGGATCGGCCACCCACCCGCTTGCTTTGGCTTCGCTTTGTAAGCTCGGCTTCGACGCCTCCGCCTTTGCGGTGGTGTTCGGCGCGGTTGTGAAGTTCTTCGTGGACAAGTCCGAGGAGCTTGGCGAGGTCGGCAGACGGCCAACCTTTGACCCCATTAAAGAGCGAAACGACAGCAGGCATTTTTTCAGCCAGTTCACTTGTCGAATCCGTTAAGCGGCTTTTCTAAGTTGAAGAAAAACTGCTTTGAGTCGAAATCGTAGCCGCCGCCAAGTTTCCACCCCGCGCAGCCGGTGAGGCAAAACGCCAGCGCCACCAAAAGAATGAGGCGCATTACTTCGCTTTGCGAAAGACGTTGATGAGGCCGACCAGCGCGAGGCCGGCGGCAACGATGGCTTCGCCCTGCGAAGGGTCGAGCTTTAGCCCGACTGCGGTGGCAAGCATGATCAAACCGCGCCAGGTGGAGTTTTCTTTGAGTCGGTCGAGAGCGAAGTTCATGCCCCTTGCGGGGTGTCAAAGCCTACCCGGCGAGGTCAGCAACAGCCTCCGCGCTGGCCTCCTCAAACGTAGCCGCAGGACTTCCAAAGCTCTCCGCTGGTGCAGCGACAGGATTCATCGCCCAGCCAAGCATCACGCCCTCCAGCCATGTCTTGCAGGCCGTCATCTTCGGGCCGAGGGGTTTGCCTGCTTGCAGGAGGGCCATTTCAAGGCGTTGCAGGGCGGCGATTTGGTAGGCAGAAAAGTAAGTGCTGACGGCTTGTTCGGCGGTCATCGTCGCCACAGGCGGCACTATCCACGCGCCGTCAGTCCACACGGCATCTACGCTTGGGGGTGCGCTTTGGACGGCCCAATCAAAACGCTTCGGGTTGTCTGCAAGCTCCCACGCAGCCATCTGCTCGCCAAGGTCGCGGACATCGGACGGATCGGAAATGCGGTAATAGTTAGGCATAAACTCGCGGATGGTTGGCGACTGTCGCCGTGTTGTTATTCGTGATGGTCAATCCGCCGCGCACATCTTGTAGGTTGCGGACGAGCGGGGCGTAGAAGACAAGCGACTGCGGACGCACCTTGTCGCATGTCATGCCTTTGGAGAGGGAGGCGATTTCGGCGGCGGTAAGAGCCACGTTCCAGATGCCGACTTCGGCTATGAGACAGTCAGCAAAAACGTTCGATGGCAACGCACCAGCCGAGTATCGTGCGCCGATAGTAATGTTGTTCTGTCCGCTTACATTGCGGGTGGCGTCGGCCGTTGCGGGGCTGCCCGCGTTTAGGAAAATTGATCTGCTTGTAGAAGATTCAAATACGCCGCAAGCGTGATTCCACTCGTTTATATTATATTGGGCTGATTCCGCGAATGATGGCCCCCCGCCGACATTGCTTGTTGCAATGACATTGTTTCTGCCAGACGCACAAGCAATGCCATTAAAATTTGTGCCGCTTGTGGCGTCAACAGCGACCAGAAACAGCGTGTTCACTCCGTCGGCGGTTGTCTTCCGATTAAACCAGCAGGCGAGTGTCATCAGATTACCAGTAACAGGCGTGGAGCCAGTTGTTAAACTTTGCGAACTTGTGCGTGTAAAATCGTAAGCCATATTACGCCGCGCTCCTTACTTCGACAGCAATCAACTCCGCATCGCCTGTCATGGTGTCGTTGGTCGCATCGTCCGCATTGCGAAAGACTTTTAAGCGAAATCTGTTGCCTGCCGCCAGCGAGTCGATGGCCGTGGCGGTGATTTCGGTGACTGTCTCAATGCCACTTGTGCCGTTGGCCGCGCTGTGCGCTTCGGTGGCCGTGTCGAATGAGTCCGCGTCGAGGTCTGTGCCAGATTTCTCAAACTGGACGCCCCAGCGGCAGTTGCCGCTCGTTGCGGTGCTTGCCATCCAGTGAATGAAAACCTTGAGGCCGCTGCCTAGGGATGCGCCTTCGGGGATAATGCCGACAAAGACTGCGCTTTCGTCCGTGGCGGCATCGAAGTCGAGGACGGCAATGCTGTTGCGGGTGTCTAACGTGGCGAAGGCGGTGGCAGGCGGTTGGTTGTGTTCGGCGGTGAAGACGGCGTAGGTCTTTGTGCCGCCAGATCCGCCGCCCGCCGCCGCCCACTTCACTCCCAGCGTTTCCGCCGAATCGACTGTCAGCACATGGCCGTTCGTCCCGCCCACAGGGAGCCGCGCCACGGTGTCCGCTGCCGAGGCGACGATAAGATCGCCCTTGGCGTCCACGATAGTAGCAGGGATTCCCGCGCTGACGGTGGAAGAAAGCTGCCCCGCCGACAGCGAAAGGCCCGAGCCGATTGTGATCTCCTCGACGGCACCCGTGCTGGCGGTCGTGCGTCCGAGGATGCGGGCGGTGGATTGGGTTAGGCCAGAGGTGGTGATAGCTCCTTGGAGGGCGAGAGTTCCGCTGGCGTTCGGGAGGTCGTAGGTTCGGTTGGCGGTGAGGGAATCGGCTTCGGCGCGAAAAGTGCCAGTAAATTCATTGGCATTTTCAAAAATCGCCAACGATTGGGCGATGGCTGGCAAGGAAATAGAGCTTGCCAGCGAAAAATCAACGGTTCCGCCCTCGCCTACAGTTATCAAGTTGGCCACGTTAATATCTAAAAACGTCACAACGTCCGTAGTATTCAACGACTGATCAAAAAGCTCATCCGCGCCATCGGGGAGGTGACTTGCGGAGTGAAGATTCGGGTCGCGGTCATCCGAAAGCCGCGCATCGTTCCCCTCGCAAAAGCTCCCTGCCGATGTGCCGAAAGAACCCGCCTCGACTACGCCGTTGGTGCCTGTTTTGAGCGGGAGGTTGGCGGTGGTGCCGATAGCTCCCGCGTTGGTTAGGTTGCCGTGGGTGTGGGTATCGACAGCGACAGGCACCCATCCTCCAACCGCTGCAAACGCAAAACGAATCTGCTGTCCACTTGAGAGTGTTCCGATAGGCAGATTCGGCGCAGTAGAATTTTGAATGACAACGGTATCCGATCCTGTCGCCCACCGGAAAACAAACACATCTCCAACAAGCGAACCCGTGCTTGGCAATCGCACCGTTGCCGTTCCGTCAGCGTATTGAACAACATTAAAAATCTTTGCGCGAGCAGCGGTCAAATCAACTCGCGTTGTGCTTAGAAGAGTAAGCTGTTCGTCTGTAAAAACCGTTTGCGCCCCAATATCGGACGGAGCCAGCGCATCCGTGCCGCCTGCGGCGTGGCTGGCCGCATGGCTTGTCGGGGTGAGGCTTGTGGGTTTGTTGAGGATCTGCGCGTCGCCGCTACTCGCGTTCCAGTCGGCGTTGACGTTTACTTCTGCGCCTGTGGCGATGCCGTTCAACTTCGTCTGATCAGCCGCACTAATGAGTCCGTCTTGCGTTGTTGTTGCCGTAGCAACATTGCTTGTTCCATCTGTGGCCCGCCGCGCCAAAATCTCAAGCCCTGCGCGTGTCACTGTGCCTCCGTTTGGCAGAACTTGCGGGCTGCGGATGTCTAACCATTGTTGGTTAGTCCATGCGTATGGTGCGCCAGTTTCTTGCCCCTCCAACTGCTGAACGGTATTTTTAACCAGATACCATAAATTGTTGGCAACATTAAACTCCAGTTTGGTGTTTTGACGGGTTCCGGGCTTAAAAAGCGTAAGCCTTCCTCCGACTGATGTGCCGACGGAATTTGGAACGTAAACGCCATTGAGCGATGCGTCTTCCGTAGCAACAAGCGCGGCCATCGCCTGAATCTCGTCAGCTTCGCCCGCCTCGTGTTCGGCGGCGTGCAATGCGGCGGCAACCGTGACCGCGCCCGTTGCGCCATTCACCGAAGACACACCGCTCGCCGGGGCTGCGCCCCATTCGGGGATGCCGCTTGCCGAAACTTTTAGAATTTGCCCCGTTGTGCCGATTCCGACGCGAATTGCCGCGCTGTCATTGCGCGATAGAAGGTCGCCTTTGGTCGTTAGTGTTTCAATGCCCGTTCCCGCTGGGCCTTGCGCCCCGGTTGCCCCCGTTGCCCCGGTTGCGCCCGCTGGGCCTTGCGGCCCCTGCAAGCCAGCGATTTCAATGGTCGTGGCCGTGCCCTGGACAATCTCGATGGTGTCGGCCATTAGCGTGTAACCTCCGGGCTAACCGTCACCACGCCTTCAAGCAGGCGCGTCACTTGGCCGCCGCTTGATACTAATTCCAAGTCGTAGACGTAGCGCCCGGCCGCGAGCGCGGCGGTTTCGGTGGCCGTGAGCGACAAGGTGATGACGCCCGCGTTGGTCAAGCTGATGCGCCCGTTGGCCGTCGTTAGCTCTAGCGAGGCCGCTGCCGCCGAGTAGCTGGTGCGAAGCTGCATCCGGGCGGTGAAATTAGTAGTGTTCACGAACGCGGCGGGCGAGCCCGTCTTCCAGTTAATGACCTGCGAATAGGTCGCGCCCTGGGCAATGTTCAAATCTGTCGAGGCTACGGCGCTCATTTGTTGCGGTCCCTCCACGCCTTGCCCAAAGCCAGCACAGCGATTGCCAAACCGCATCCAAGCGTCCCAAGCCTCATGCCCGTCTCTAAATGCGGAAGCAGCGAAACGATCACGCTACCGAGCGAAGACGCCACGGCCACGGTTGGGCGGGTAAAGAAGTCTGAAAGCTCGTGGATCATTGAACCGATTGCAAAATTCCGTTGCTGAAAACCAGCACGTTGGTATTTGTCAGCGCAACCGATCCGCTGAACGGGTGGTTCGTGTTGGTGCTTCCCGACAGCGCCCGCATCGTGGTGACGTTGCTGGTATTGGTGAGGGCCGCGAGCGGGATGCCGAGGTTTGCGCGGGTGGTGGCCGCGTTTGCTGTTGCGTTTGTTCCAGTCCAAGAAATTGCACCATTCATGCCTATGGCATCGGCAGAAATTTGCGAAATACTTGCCGAAGATGAGCTTATATCATCAAATTGCGGAGAGTCCTCTGCCCCCAACCCAATCGCCGTGCGGAAGTTGGTTGCGTTGGTGTTGGTGAGCCAAGTGGCTCCGAGGCCGAGGTTGGTGCGGGTGGTGGCGGTGTTGGTTGTGTTGTTAAAATTGATAGGTATATAAAAAGTTCCTGTTTCTGGTTCAAACCGAGTAGTTCCTTCCCAACTAAGTTGATCAACGCTTACTGTTTCAAATGAAACCTCATTTGTTGAAGACAACCCAATCGCCGTGAGAAAATTTGGTATGGTGGTGTTGGTGAGCCATGTGGCTCCAAGGCCGAGGTTGGTGCGGGTGACTGCAATGTTCGTCAGTGCCTCCGTAAAATAAATTGCACCTTCTACGGTCAGGTTGTCGGCTGCTAAATCCACCGCACTAACATTTGCGTTGCATAGAACTGCATTTGTGAATGTCAGCGTGTTCGTCCCGCTATAAACTATTTGCCCATTGGTCGTATTGTAGCCGAGCGTGCGGATGGTCTGTCCGCTGGCCGAGGCGACGGCGCAGAGGGCTGCGAGGAGGAGGGTGAGAAGGGTTTTCATGGTGTTAGTTGCGAAGCGCCGAGAAAGTTCCATCGTCGTTGATGCTCACTGTCCAGGTGTAGTTGGCCGAGGCGAGGTTGAATGAGGAAAGCGTTGTCACCGAGGTGATGACCGACTCGCCGCCACGAATGACATCGTTATAGATGACAGCCTCGGTCGGCAGCGTTGACGAAATGTTGCCGCCCTGTTGCCACTCGACTTCGACTTTGCAAGTCACCGCGTCCTCGTCATCGTCGGGGAAAAGCGCAGTCAAGTTGGCCGAGGTCATGTTGAGCGAAAACGTGTAGATCGTATTGGCCCCTGTGCCTGTTTTTGCCCATGCACCGGCATAGGCGAGGAAGTTGCCCGCGTAGGTAGATTTCAGCCCGATTTTGCCAAGCGCCCCGGCGGCAAGCTCGACCACCGCTCCGTTGCGGACAAACTGCACTTCGACGGGCTCGTTGTCGCGGCGGGTGAAATACAGCGTTGTCACCCGCTGGATAAGCGTCGGGGAAACGACAAATTCGCGGCTGTCGAGATTGATATAAACGCGCATGACCTACTGCCCTCGCCCCCTGTGTCAAAGCCCTAACAGGGCATCCAAGGTTGCTGACGGACGCGGAGGTGGCCGCGATATTCGCCCTCGGTTTCGTGATAGGCGCGGTAGTGGATAATGTCGGGTGCGTCGGCAGGCGCGTCTTTCCCCTTGCGCTTAACGTGGTCGGCCACGGTGTGCGGGATGCAGGCAATCCGCAGCCCTGCCGGATACCAGCGATGCCAGCAAAGGAACAGGTCTTGCGTGCCGCGCCCGTCGTAGCCCTCAAAAGTCGCCAGAGCGAGCGCCTTGCCGCTCATTAGCGTGCAGCCAAGGCCGCACCAATCGGAAGGCACAATGGCCCCCCTGCCGATGCCGGGATAGGCAAGGTCCATCCATCCCCTGCGCCTCCATCCGTGTTTGCCGTTTACCTCGAAGACGTTGCCGTCTGGCGGGCATTTGCGGACCCGCTCGGCCAGCCTCCCAAGGCGCTTGCCCTCCTTCTCGCTGCTCGGCTCGGCCTTCAGCCGCTCCCGACAGACTTCCAAGGCGCGAACCAGGCGCGGCGGCAGCTTGCGCTCTTTCTCATTAAAATCCTCGGCAATGGGATTGGCGGGTGTTCCGTTGCCTCCGAGAAACAGGCCGTTCGGGTAGGTCACTGCGGCCACCTCGTAGTAGGGCGAGCCGTCCGCCTGCGGCATTTGCAGCGTCCACTCGGCCACCCGGAGGGCGTCGGCGGGGACAAGGTTGTCCGATTCCACCGACCACAGAGCCGTGGCGCGGATCTTTCTTGCGGCGGCAAACGCGGCCCCCTGCAAGGCGGCAATCCGCATTTGCGCCTCAACCTTGTAGTCCTTGCCCTCTGCCCCGCCGTCATCTAGCGGAAGCTGCACCGCTTGGATGCGCCAGCCTTCGGGCAGTTCGTGGCGAGCAACCTCAACCGCTTCTTTGGCCTCGTCCGATTGGTCAGTGGCCAGAATGAAATGCGCCTCGGCGTGATGCCCGGCTGCGGCGGCTATCCTGCGAAGGAACTGCGGCCAGCAGTAAAAATACGATTTGGTTGCGTATGTTGCGATTGCCAGCACTCGCGGGCGGGCGGAGTGTCAAAGATCAGCGACATCATCAAAGACCCCGTCAGGGCCGTAATTCAGAAAAGGATTGCGCGAAACGGTGGTGATTTGCGGCAAATTGTGGGAAATGCTTACAAACGCATCATTGATTAGCATCATGCTCGGAGGCGCGTCGCCGTGCGTGTAGCTGGAAGCAAGGCCATCAATCAGCGTTGTGCCTGTTGTGCTGTGGTTTTTAGAGATATACACTCCGCGCTTTGCTATTTGATAAAAAGTTGCCAATGACTCTGGCTTTCCGCCCAAAATGTTTTTTGCTGCGACAAAGCCAACTTGCGCCTCTCCCTCTACTCCAACGGTGAACGATTGCGTGGTTTCTACTGTTGTTTCATTTGCGGAAGCTGTCGTTGAATAAGTGACGCTTGGAACTTCAATGGTGACTGACGAATTTGTGGTGTTGAGCAGCGTAAACAGACCGGGACCAAGTTGGCCTGCCGCCTGTGGAAATTCTCCCTCAAACAGTGGATCGGCATCGTTTGAGTTGATTGGCTGCCTAGACAGCGCGGCAAAAAAACTTCCTGCAATTGGGGCGTTGTCGGCTGTTGCCGAGGCTCCTGTCTGTCCATCAACTACCGCGCCACACGATTTGAAAACATAGCAACTCCCAAGATCCCTTAAAAATAAGTCATAATAGTTTGCATACACAGGACGGGTATTTCCAAACCCCAACTGTTGCTCTTCTTTTCGTTCAAATGTTGTATTTCCTCCAAGAGAAACATTTGTGCTGCTTCGCGTTGACGCAATAGTTGTCGGCCTCGTAACGCTGGAAATGCTTGTTGCCCTGTCCGAATAAGTGTCGCCATTGAAAAGCGCCCAGGTTGCTGTTGTGAAATTTGTAAAGACCGAAGTTGTTGCAATCGTGTTTCCGTGATGGATAACAAAATAGTGTGGCTTGGTGATATTTCGCACCGTTACCTCCGAGGCGCTGCTTGCAATGTAGAAGCCCACAAATGATTGATTGGGAAGATATGCAGAATCAACTCCGCTAAAAGTGGCCCCATCATTGTCGGGAGCTTGATAAGTCAATGTTTCATATTCGGTTGATGTGGATGATGTTGATGCGGTTACGGACGGTCCAACAATAAACACGTCCCTAGCGCCGACCTCCGCCGTCATGGTTATTTCTTCCCCTCCGATTGTCAGCCCATTTGCCCACGATCCCGACAAATTCCAATCGCTTGCGTAGATGGGAGCAGATATTGCCACCAAATACTCGTTGCCGGGGGATTGAAAAAATATGTCGTCCCCCTTGTTGTATTCCGCGATGTAGACAGTGTCGTAAACATTGGCCGTCACCGTTGATGCTGCCCCGCTTTTTATTACGTCTCTTTTGCGTGTTGCCGGACGTTTGGTTGTTTCTGTCAGAATTCCAGTTGTTGAAAATAGCGATGTGGTAAACTGAAAGCTGTCGCCATAGCTCTGAGTCGTCCACCGCGTTTTCTGAAGATTTTCAGATTTCGTAGTCCGATAAACATTGTTCGCTGTTGCGGTTGTGGTCGTGTAATCAGACAGTGTCTTTGCCGTGGAACCGCTTCCAGTAATCGAACTGCTTGCCGATGACGTTTGATTGCTTGTTCCGGTGTTGCTTCCGGTTCCTGTGGTAACTTTTGTGGTTCCATCGTATCTGGACGTTGTCGAGTAAGTGACCGTCGTTCCCGTGACGTTGATGCTTGTGGTCTCGCCGCCAGCGCCTTCCGTAATATCTGTTTGGTTTGCGTTGCCAAAACTGCTGGCGAGATTTGTTGTTTTTACCTGAGTAAACAACATTTCCCCGCGAATGGTCGGCTTCAAGTAGCTAATCATTGCAGCACATAATACAGATCAAACAATGGGAAGCCGGTTGCAACAGGAGCCTCGTTCTCCGCTGTGGCGACCAATCTTGCTTCAGCGGGGAGGTTGCCAGCCCCAACCAAATTGTAGCTCGCGCCATCTTTGAACAGGCCGAAAAGCAAATCTATTTCTTCTTCAAGCCCCCACGCCGTTGGAGATTGTTGAGTCGGAGGATCTTCTCCTATTTCAAGCGTAACGCCCGTCACAAAGCGGCCATCCGTAGTCACTTTGGCGATGCCGTAAAATAAACCATTTCCGCTTGCCTCGAACTCGGCTTCCCAATTTGAGGCAAGAACCCCTCCAAGCGTGCCCGGCTGAACCTTGAGCGTGTAAGTGTCCTCCTCGGACGATTCAACGTAAATGTCCCAAGGGTTGCGTTGCGCTGGCGCACCACCCTGTTTGATTGCGGTTGCCAGCCCGATATAAGTCGCATCGCCCGACTCGCGCACCGTGATTCCACGCTCGCCTCGAGGGCGGTTCTTGCGGATTTCAGCCAAAATGGCGTTGAGCTTGTCGCTAGTGATTTCGCCAAGGAGCGGACGCCCCGAAGTAAAGCGGACTGAATCAAAGGCAGACATTGTTTAGTCGTATAGAAACAAAGTTGCCTGCGGCTCCGCGCTCATGGTGTATTCGCGGGTCACTTCGTATTTGTCGCCCACTGGCGTTGCCGAGATTCCCGTCAGCAACCACACTGATCCGTTCGGTGCGCTGGAAACGCCGCTTGGCGAATCGACCCTGCAAAGACCCGCCACGCTTGGCAGATTGCTTTCAATTTCCGAAATGCGGGCAACCAGCGAGGGGGCCAAGTAGTATTCGATTTGCCGAATAAGGCATTGGTAAAGATTGTCCTGCGGTGTGGTGTAGCCAGTTCCTTTGGCTTTTTTCTCAACATCTTTTTGAACGGTCTCAATTTCCGTATTTGTTAAATCTTCAAAGTTTGGATGCTTGTATATGGGCACCTCCCGCGAACCGCCGAGCAGTTCGATCTTCTTGCCGTAAGCGTTGTAGTTGGCGTCTCCCCCGCCGCCCTGCGTGTATTCAAAAACGCCGCGCTTAATGCCGCCCGGCTCGGCGGTGATAGTCACGTTGGTAAGGCGTCCTGCCCCGCCTGGGGCCGATGGGTCTGAACCGCCTGTGGCGACAACCACTTTGCGAGTGATAAGTTTGTCGCCTGAGTTTACTAAGCCGCCGCCGGGAACTTCGTATTGTGCCATAGTGTTAAGTGGTTAGCTGCTTGTCGGGTTGAGAACTAGGGGTTCGCCTTTTTTAAGAACCTCTAAGATTTGCTTGGCAAAGTCTGCCGCCCGTTTGGTGTCGGCGGCTGGGTCTTTGGGCTTGCTTGTATCGAAGAACTCGTTGGTGGCGAGGCCGACGCGCTGGAAGGCGGATGCGCCGGAGGAGCCTTGGAAGGCTTGCTGTTGTTGCTGCATTAAAAGGCGCGCGGCTTCTTCGGCCTGCTGCTGCTGGAACATGGCCGCATCCACGCGGAAACCGCCAGTGGCCGCTTCGGCGGTGCCGGGGCCAAACTCGGGGCCGAGTGCGCGGCGGGCGGCTTCTTGTTCGCGGCGGAATTGTTCGATGCCCTGCGTATCGCCTGGACCAAGCTGTTTGCCTGTCACGTTTCCAAAGCGTGTGCCCGTCTTCTCGGCCTGTTTTTGCGCGGCATCTTGTGCTGCAAAAAGTTTGTTTAGCTCATCTACCGCTTTTTTTCCTCCAGCCTCGCCTACAACTTGGCGAAGCTGTGCGCGCTCTTGTTGTAGCTGGAGCAGTTTGCGTTCTTCTTCTGTGCGGGTTTTGGAGAGCGCAATCTCGTCAGCCGTAAGTTGTTTAAGGCGAACGGCAATGCTTGCTCTTGCTGCGGCAACTCCTGCTTCCTCTTCTTGGTTGGCTGCATCAAGGAATCCTCCGTCTAGGCCCAGGGCGCTTATCCCCGCGCCAGCTATCCCTGCGGCAGATCCGAGCGGTCCGCCGGCAGAAGCAAATGGCAATTGCCCTATAGTTCCGAGCGCCTTAAATGCAGTGTCTAACACTTTATTTCTAAACGACCCCTGCATTTCCTCGTTGGCGGTCTTTAAGGCATTGATTTTGGTCGTAACTGAGGAAACAGCCGAGCCAAGTTGTTCAAAGGTAAGACTTGGAGCGTTAAGACTGTTTAGGGATTCGTTCAGTGACGCCGACGCGGAATTGAGATTTTCCATGCTGGCGGTCGCTTGGTCTATCTGGCCCGCAATAATTCGCCCCAAGGCAAAACCAGCAGCCCCGGCAATAAGTCCGCCGAGCGCAGTTGTCAGACGGTTGATGATTGCGCTGAAAACATCTCCCGCGCTGTTGGCATTGAGCAAATCAGACGCAAGCGCACGAATGGATTGCGAGGCCTTTGACGATGTTGCAATAGTTCTTTCCGATGCAACAGACATATCAACTGGCTGTGTCGCCAATTGTCGCGCGGATCTAAGCTCGCCCAGCATTTCTTGCAGGGCTCCGCGTTGTGCGTCGTAACTTTTTTTTGCGTTTTCGGCTAATACATCGCCAATTTGAAAGGGTTGGGCTTCGCGTTGGCGCGGTGTCGTTGCCGTGCCATTAGACATGGTTTGCTGCACTTGTGCCGCCGTTTTCTTGGCGTCATTAAGGACCGCTTGGAACCCTGTCTGCGTCTCATTCTGCGCTGTTATCCTTACCTTTACTTCAGCCATTGTCTTTCGCCTCCTTTGCTTTTGCCGCCCGCCGCGTCTTCTGGCGAAGGATGGCAATGCGCTCGCTATCGGTCACGATGTCGACCTTGTTGCCGCTTTCTGCTTCGTAGGAGGCGGCTTGATACCAGGATGCCGCGCCGACCGGGGTGGCCCAGGCTTGCGCCTCGGTCATACCGAGCTTCATTAGCCCGACCACGGTTGAAATGCCGTTGGGGATTTTGGATGGCTCGTATTTGTTAGAGGTCTGCTTCTTCCAAAACTGCGGCGCTGCCGAGTAGTCGCCAACGTAGGTTTCCCAGCGGCGGCGCTGCTCAATGAAATCCATTTTGGCGGCCAGCCAGCGCCACACATTATATCGCGGGCCAGAGCAATTAAGCTGCGCCAGAGGCGGGCGGCTGCACATCCAAGCGGCCAAAAACAAATCAGACTCAACGCCCTCCTTGCCCTCGTAGAGTGGCGAACCGATAGCCTCTAAAGCAAAGGCATGGCCGAGCGACAGCGGGCGCATCCGCAGCCCGTAAACAGAATGCTCGGCGTTTAGGAACGCTTCAGCGGCCAGCGCATCCATTGGCGCTGCTCCTTACGAACCGCTAAAGGCGACAGTGGTTGTCGAGGTGCGGACGAAGTCGGTGTTGGAAAAACGCTTCTCTTTGCGGATCGTGCCGCTGGAGGCTGTGCCAGTGGTAAGGCCGTTGGTCGCGCCGTAAGCAACGCCGCGCACGGTCACCTTTTGCACATCGCCCAAAGTTTCTGCGACTTCGCTTGAGACGGTTTCAAACTCGACGCTGTCGAAAGTAAAAGTGCTGTCTTGGTTGCTGCTGCCTAAGTAAGTGACTGAGCACTCGGCCTTTGGATTGTAATACCGGATAGCCTGCGGAGCCGTTCCGCTGGCAGAAGCCTCAACAAGCGCCTCGTCCACGGTCCAAGTGACAGTGGCGTTAAGAACTTCGTCGCCATCCAAAGTCGGGCAACCCCAAGTTGATTCCACGGTTTCAGTCGTGGTTTCGGTGCGGGTGTGCTTGAGGATGTTGTCGGCAACAGCGCCCTGGTTGTCTTGCACGGCCAGCCACTCATAGGACTTGGCGATTTGTTTGCCGTCTGCGCTGGAACCGTAGCTGATAGCCATGCCCCTTTGGGCGATGTCAACTTGGTCAGTTCACCTGGCACCAGATGCTTAAACCCAAAACGTCGGTGATTTTGTTGGAGTCTTTTTGCTGGCTGTGGCTGGCCTCGAGGACGCCGGCTACAGTCAGGTCGGCGCTCGTGAAGTCTTGGGTGGTCAAGGAACGCAGCGCGGCCTGGACCGATTTGGTCGCGGCAACGTGCCCGGTGCTGTCGATCCCGCTAGTAATGACGTGAACTGTTGCCTCGACTTGGTAGCGGTCTAGCTGCGGAAAGGGCTTGGTGGCCGACAGGCAGGCCGAAACGATCCGCGAAGCGTCGGCTGCGCTTTCGTTGTAATACGGCACCACGGCGTAATCATCCGTCACAAGCTCGGGGAGTTCGGCGGCAAGGTGCGAGGAAAGAATTTCCTCAAGCTCGTGACGTAGGCTGAAGTCCTGCGGTGTGGCGCTGGTCGGGCCTGTCTGGGCCGTGGCAACGCGGTCGCCGGCCACCACGCTAATGCGGATGAGGTCGCTCTGGTGGTTGGCAGAGGTTTCGCTGGCAATGTCGGTGATGGCCCATCCGTATAGCGTGAAGTCGGTTTGCGCCGAGTTAATGGCCGAGATAGAGGCGTTGGTGTTGGTATCGTCCAGAATCTTGGTCAGCGCGGCCACCCGGTTCTTATGCGTGGTTTGCCAGCCCGCTGTGGCACTGGCTGCGGAAATCGCCGTGAAGTCCATATTGACCCGCGAGCAGTTGCGGACCCCGCCCTCGATGAGCTCGCTGCCGGTGGCGGCGATGATAAGACAGGGAAAGCCTAGATCCGACTCGGGGACGCCGTGGCGGATGGTCGTGCCGACAAGCGCCGTGTTGGCTGTGAGGGCGGCTATTCGCGCGGCAAAGCGTTGTTCTAGTTCGCGGTGGATCATTTGTTTGAGGCAACGGCTTCGCCAAGTCGGTGTTTTATGGCTTGTTCCATGTTTCTTTGCCTGTGCCCGACAAGCCAATTCACAGCCGCTTGAGTGAGCATTCTGTCTATGCGCGGGGTCGTGTTTATCATTTCAACCCAATAAGCCGCCCACGGCCCACTGCTTGCCGACGATGTTGCGAAGGAGCCGTTGACCTTGTTTGTGGCGCTGTTCACATACGGAGGCAAAGAAACGCCCAAAGCCTGCGCGGCAAAACGCCAGCCAGCCTTCATTGTGCCAACGCGCTTTTGAAGCTGCTCAATATATTGTTTGAGCGGCGGTTTTCTTAAAACAACTTGCGACCATTGTTCGCGGCGAACGCGACCAGCCGATCCGCGCCTAGACTTGTGCAACATTTTGCTTGGTTCGTTGGCAATGTGGGAAATGTAGCCAAGGCGGTTGTCACCCAGATTGCTGACGCTGCGTTTCTGTGTGTAGCCCTTAACTTGTTTGCCGTTGCGCGTGTAACCAGCAACTTGCACCGAGCCTTGTTTTTGACCGTTCAAAAAGTCTTTGGCCTCCTCGTATTGCCCTTGGCGGATGTAGCGATTGAAGGCTGAAGACGCTCCGCGCGTTCGGCGCAAAATAGCGGCAATTGTTCCACGTTGAACAAAAACACGATTCACGTCTCTATTAACCGCCCAATCGCCAATGTCCTTGCCTTCGTTTATTCCGCGCGGCGGTGTGAATTTGACCAAGCTTGCTTGGTTTTCGTTGCGAAGCATGAGCCGAGCTTCCCGATCAACAGTTTTGATGATACCGGCGTTGAAAGCCTTTTGCAGCCTTGGCAGAAGATCGCCAAGCTCCTTAAAATCTACCGTGGCCGATACGGCAGCCATACCTACTCCGCCAATCCGCCGGCGGTGATTTCGAGAACTGCCGCATCCTGCGACACGTTAAGCACTTGAAGTTCTTGCCCACGGACCGTGACGCGGGACCACATAGCGGGGACGGTCGTGATGGAGCTTCGCTTGATGGCAAAGCGCACCGAGCGAATCTGGCGCACACCACCCTCGGCCAGTTCGTCGCGCTCCTCGATCTCCCCGACAACGGCGGTGTAGTTTGTGCTGGCGATGGTGATTGTCTCGCCGCCCACGTCCAAAAGCGCGCCTATGCCAAGTATGTGCGCGTTGTCTAGCTGAGTCGCCATGCTCTAGCCCCCCAAGTCAAACTCTTTGCGGCTGCGGTAGTGGTAGAAGTAAATCGGGTCGCCGCCGCTCCATTCCTCGGTTTTAAGGTGCGGCAGGATACCAAGGGCAAAGTTGTAATCCTCGCCCCACATCAGATCGGGAAACCGCGAGCGGACGGCAATCTCTCGATTCAGCGGGCAAAGGTGGTGCGGGGTGCGGTCATTGTGTGACCACGCCGTGTTTTCGCGGAAGCGCAGGCTGTGGCGGAAAATGGGCGACGGGTGCCAATCCTTGCCGTCCATCTTGACGTGCATCGTGATGCCAACGCAATCGGGCCGCGACTCAAGGCACGGCATGATGCGGTCGAGGTAGTCGGGCGAAACCATATCGTCATCATCCACAAACGCGACATACTCGGCCTTGCTGGTTTCAATCATGCGCTGGCGTTTGGCCCCAATGCTTCCCTCACCCCAATCGGCTGTAAATGTGGCCCGGGGCCATTTGGCAAACTGCGGCTCAAGCGCGGCCATCAGTTGCGAGAGCATAAACTCGCGCCCTGGCATGGTGGGGATCAGCACCTCAAAGAGCTTTGCCTGCCGCGTGCGCGGCATCTTCTTTAGCGCGGCGGGCTTTTTCATGGCACCCAGCCCTCGGCCACGGCGTCAGGGTTGCGGCGCTTGAAGACGGCCTTGCCGCGCTCGTTAGCCTCGGGATTCTGTTGCCGGCGGTAGCACTCGTCCGTGGCGGCTTTGGTAAAGAGAGGATGGTCGTGGTAGAACTGAATGTGCCGCGCGTCCTCTACTACGCCGTCACGGTAGGCGCGGAAGCTGAACTCGGTGTCGCTCCAGTAGCCGTCGTATTCGGGACAGAGCAACCAATCGCGGCCAAGCCACCACCGCCAGTTGAAGGTCATTATGGTCATGAGCTTTTGGTCAGGTTTGTCGAAGCCGTCCGAAACGTGCAGCACTGTCGGCTTGTCCATGTGCGGCTTCATGGCCTGCACAATTTGTTCGTCCCAACCGTGCGGCGGATACACGTCACTTTGCGCCATGATGAAGATTCGAGCGCCCGATGCTGTAGCCGCGCGGGCGGCGGCGTTGTAATTTGCCACGGCGCTGCTGTAGCCCTCTGGCACCGCTTGCGCCATGCCGTGCGGGTAGTGCTGCAATTCCTCAACGATCTCTTTGTCCGACTCGCAGATGCCAAAATAATAGGCTACGCGCTCGGGCTGCGCGGCGCGTTCAAGCCACATCTTGCGGACCTCAATGTCTTTGGCCCCTCGGCCCGCCGGGTGGCCCACGGCAATGCGCGGCTTGTAGCGTTTGAGCCAATCTTTGCGGAGGCGCTCAGATTCTTTGGTCTGCCCTGCTTTTGCCAAGGCCAAGCATTTCAAGTCGTGCGCTCGCCAGCCGTAGAGCGAGGCGTCGTGCGTCCAGCTTGCCTCCTCGGGCTGCGGCTGGGCCTCCATTGCGTTTACATAGGCCAAGGCTTTGCTCGCGCTGCCGCGCGCCAGGTGAACCTTGGCAAGCTCGGCGTAGCCCTCGCGGCGGTGCGGCATGAGTCGGACGGCCTCTAGTAGCGGACGCTCGGCTTCGTCCACATCTTTGAGCCATCGCCCTATGGTTTGATAGGCGACAAACTTTTCTTCGTCGCCCAAATCGTCGCAGCCTGTGGCGATGACAGCGGCTTGCATGGCTTTTGGTATGTCTTCTTGCGTCTCGCATTCGCGGAAAAGAAACCACCACTCGCGGCCTGTGCGCTCGGTTTCGGGGATGGCTTCAAGGATGCGGCGGTTGCGGACCACGCTGTTGCGCTTGTTGTTGGCTGGAAGGTGAATGACTTGAAGCTCGTGCGCCCACGTCAGCTTGCTGCCAGGCTTGTGCTCGATGTCTTCGTGGACAGCGTTGATCCACTTGTCGAAGGCCGATGCCTTGAGAAGTCGAACGCGGCGCGCGTAGCTGCCGCTGGCATTGGTCACATACGGCGCGTAAAGCACGTCTGCCTGCGGATCTTTGCCGTCTCTAAGGAGTCGGAGCACCGCCGCGCCACTGTCACCTAGCAAATCATCGCAATCGGCCCACATGAGGAAGTCCGTGCCTTCGGGGGCCAGGGCAAAGGTCTGGTTGCGGGCGGCGGCGAAGTTATCGACGTGCTCCCATTGCCTATCGGGCGCGTTCCAATACTCGGCGGTGATGCAGCCGCGCTCCTTGGCGATGTCGAGCGTTCGGTCTGGCGATTGGTTTCCGATGGCGCGGACAACCGAAACAGAATCAACGTGAGGCTGGAACGAGTCCAAGAAGCGCCCGATAAGCGCCTCCTCGTTGCCCACTATGATGCCGAGATGAATCTTTGCCACTGATTACAAAAGGAAAGGGCCACGGTGAGTGGAACCGTGACCCTTCGGGTCGAAACCCAGATGAGAACTCCCGGCGGGCCACTCAAACCGCCGGGAGGATGAACACACGAGCCTTAGATGATGAGCGCGCAGGTGCCGCTGGTCAGACCAGCCGCCGATCCAAACATAACTTCGACGGAGGCCGTCACGTTACGGGTGGATTGCGAGGCGGTGATGTTATACATCACGGTCATTCCAAGCTGATCGAGCGTCACGGAATCCGAGACGTAGAGGAGGTTAGCGACCGCCGGGTCGATGACAGGCATGGCCGAGGCCACCGCAACCGCTTCGGGCGAAACCGCGAAGCCGTCGAGGCCCGTGACCGCACCAGAGAACGAGTTGGCGTAGTAGATGCCCTGGTCGAATCCGTAGGCTCCGTTTTGGAGCGGCAGGAAGTCGGCGTTGGTCGGGATCAACTTGCTGTAGATTTCGGGAGTGACAACCAAGCCCTTGCGGTCGGATTTGCTGATCGAGCTCCAGAGGGTCGCCAGATGGCCGCTGCCGGGGGTGATGGTCGTGGTCGTGACAACCGCCGCGCCGAAATTGGTGGTCGTGATCGGGGTGATCGCAACCGAGAACAATTTGTCGGCTAGGGCGTTGAGGTTGATACGAACCAAGTTCTCCAGACGATGACCCAGAGCGAGGTCGGCCTGTGTGATGCCGAAGAACTGGCTGTAGTGGTCGAGCGTCACGGTCGCCTTGCCAACGGTAACGTCGGAAGCCGGGGTGAAATCGGTCGGGTTGGTCGCCGTGGCGCTGGTGGCCGTGACGAGGGGCACCTGAATGGTGTCCTTGGGTTTGCGGACTTCGTTGCTGAAATCCGTGCTGAAGATGCGAAGCGGGGCCAACCTGTTGGCGAGCACCGTCTGCACTTGTTCAGAGATCGTCGCTACGACGAGTGCTGAATCGAATGAGTTAGCCATATACTATTTGTTTGTTGGTTGTTGGTTTTTCTTTGGGGGTTGGCCCTTAGAAAGTCTTGGCGTTGCGAGCGCGATAGATGGCGCTCTTGTTCGCGGAAAAGATTTGCGCGGCGCGCTTCCAATCCTTCGACTCGCTGGCAGCTTTGAACTGCTCAACGGGGTCTTCGGAGGCGACGGCGTTGCTGGCGACGGCCTCGCTGCCTTTGGCGGCGAGAGCGATTTCAAGCTCGGCGACTTTTGCGGAGAGGGCGGAGAGTTCGGCGGCTTCAGGAGCGGGCGCGGCCTCTTCGGACTTCACTTCCTCGGCAACAACTTCAGCCTCGGCGGGTTCGGATTTGTCGGCGGCGATCGCGGCGACGGATTCTTCGAGCTTGGAGACAACAGCGGTCAGCGCCTCGATGGCGGCTTTCGCGTCAAACTCGACTTGTTCGGTGACAGAAGATTCGGTCATGCCCTCCGCCGAGGTGTCAACTTGGACGGGCTCACTGCCGGCGCGGAAGACGCCTTCGCGGTTTGCGGCGGGGCGCGAAACGAGGTCAACGCTGACCAGATTTTCGACGCGGGCAAAACGGCGGTCGCCCACTTCTTCTGGCTTGCCACTGAAGGCCATTGAAAATCCGACGCGACCAGGCGCTTTAGAAAGAATCTCGGCGTAGAACTCGGCCTGCGGGTGAGCCGAAAGCAGTTCCAAATCGGCGCGCAGTTGGTCTTCCTCGATGCGGAAGTTGTTGAGAAGACCGATGAGCGAATCGATGGACTCGTCGTGATCGACAAACACTTTGACCGGGCTACCAGCCTGCCCCGCCTGTTCGGCTTGGAGCAGGGTCACATCGTCCACGAACATCTCGTGGCCGAGCGCGGGGCCAACAGTGGCTACGCTGATGCCGTCAAATTTGAGTTCCGCCATATAGGCGGCGGCTCATGTCAAGCGTCCAGCTTGGCGGGCGTCTTCTTGCGCTTGTAAATGCGCTTCTTTTTGCGGGCGCGTTCCGAAAACTCTGCGGCTTGCGGCTCCGGGGTGGAGGCGGGCGGAGTTGAACCGCCGTCCCCTGTAGGCACAGGGTCGATAACCGTCGCCCCCTCGGTGCGCTCGACGCCGACCACCACGCCGAGCTCGGCGGCGAACTGACGCTCGGCGGCGATTTCCTGCATGGCGGTTTTCCAATCGAGTCCCTGCTCGCCAAAGAAGTCGGCCAAGGTCATGAGCCCGGCCTTCACATCGTCGCGGCGGGCCTGCGCTTCGCGGCCTACGTCCACGGTGATTGAGCGCGGGGTCTGCCAGTGAACGCTGCGCCAGTTGGGATTCTGCGGCAGTTCGCGGCGGCGCATGGCGTTGGCTATCGCGTAGTTCCAGAGCTTGCCAAGGAAGGAGGAGATAAGAACGTCTTGCCGTGCGGCAAAGGCGCGGGCGGCTTTTTGAATGATGAAACGCTGGGCCACGCCGCCGACTGCGGATGTGTCCCAGATAAATTCGTAAGGCAGGCCGAGGCCGAGGGCGGCGGCGCGGATGTATTGCTCAAGGTGCGCGTCCAACTTCTCGTTGGGGCGGTTCATCATGAACGACTCAATGCGCTCGGTGGCCTTGAGACGAGGGATCATGCCGCCGCCGAAAACCGTTTCGCGGGTCAGGGATTCGCCCGTGCTCTTTGACAAGTCGCCAAAAAATCCTTCGGCCCCCACCCCGCCCTGCGCGTTCTGAACGACAAGGCCGATGCTGCTGCCGATCTTCGCGGCCTGCATCTCAAAGCGGAGGAGTTCGTCGCGGTCGAGGAGGTTGTTCAGCGCCACGGCCACAGCGGGATACCCGCGCACCTGATCGGGACGTTCGGGCTCGTAAACGTGAAGCATTAGATCCGCCTGGATGCGGCGGCTGGTGCGCTGGCTGAAGGTGTCGCCCTCGACCACATGGTAAGCGAGCGGACGCGCAAAGCGGTCGAGACTTACGCCATCAATGATCTGGTCGGCCTTGTCGGGCGGGTTGGCTACTCGGTGCGACTCGACCACTTGAACGGCGGGCATCCCGTCGCGTTTGTTGGTCAGGATGCAAAAGATTTCGCCGTCACGGTCAATGGCTTCGGAGACGAGCATTTGCAGCCGGCGCATATCGTGGCGCTCGCTAATTTCGGGCGACTTGCTCCAGTTATCCCACCACGCTTCGGCGGCATCATCCCACGCGGGATCGCCGCTGTTGGCCTGCGGAGCGATGGCCGAGCCGACCGAATAGGTGGCCTTGTCGCGGATGGCCGACCTGACGATGGCGTTGTTGTAAAAAAGTTTCCGAGAAAGGCCGAGGAGCCGGGTGCGGTCGCCGTTGCTTATGTCTACCTTGGAGTCCTGCGCCTGCGACCAAACCCAAGAGCGTTCTTCGGGTCGCCAGTTGGCCGCTTCCACCATGCGGGAAAAGCCGAATTGCTTGGCGAGTTTGTCGATCAGTTTTGCCATGTCAGTAAGTGCCGTATTGAGCGCGGCTGCATCTGTTGTTGCCGATCTTGCCTGCGTTGATGGCAAGGGCCGTCTCAATGAGGCCAAGCATTTCCCATGCGTTGTAAGTTTGCTGGAGCGTTACGGAGCGCCCGCCCACGCTGCTTGACACCACGAACGCCTGTGACGCACCGCCCGCGACGATCTGCGATTTGCAGGCCGTCTTGAGGTCGGAAAGTTCCTCGGAACTAAAGCATGAGGCGAGAATCGCCGCGTCGGTCATGCCCTCGCGGGCTGTGTCAAGAGTCCGACTTCTTGCGCTTGGCCCACCGAGCCATTACGGCAGCGCGGGCTTGTTTGCTAGTCCGAGCTTTTGTCGCCCCTGTTGTTTTGCCGCCCTTGCTTCCGGCTGCGCGGGTGTCCACATAACTTGCTGGCAAGGGCTTTTTACAGTTCGGGCATTTCACGCCCTCCATTCTAGGGCGCATCGTTGCCGATCTCAATGGGAAGCTCTAGTTGAGGATCGGCGCTTTTGATGCGGGCAAGCTGCACCGTGTGCGCGTGACGAAGGATGATTGAGGTCAAACTAAGCGCCGTTTCGATGTCGTAGTCGGTTGCCGCATTAAAATTGGCAGCAATCTCTAGAATGTTGACTTTGCTCATACGTCACCAAACTACGCAAGCCGCTTGCGTTGGCAAGGAAAATCTGGGTTTTACTCTGTTGGCGCGTTGGTTGACCGCCATTGCGCCACGATGGAGTCGACCAGAACGAGGGCCATCTTTTCGCAGTCGGCCAAGTGGTTCGGCCCCAGCCTTTGCCACTTTGCCTCGCCGTCTTTCTCAATCAGTGCCTCGCCTTGAAGCTGCCCAACGTAGTCTTTTGCAATGTCTCGCGGCAGATGCCACCGGCCACGCCCGTCGCGCAGGATGTCGTGATACAGTCTTGCCTGCCAAAAGTGCGCGTCGAATTGCACCGCCCACAGGACCGAGCCGCCCGACACGATTTGCTGGAACTTGTAGGGCTCGCGCAATCCCTGGCTGACGGTGCGCCCTTTGGCCGCGACAAATAACCCACCCGACCTGGCAACAAAGTCGTAGACGCCTGCCGGGGTCTTGGCCGCGTAGCCTGCGTCCACGATGCCGCGATAGCATTTGTAATGGCGGAACTTGTCCATCACGCCATCCCATCCGACCATCGCCCCGTAATCGAGGAGGTAGCTGCTACCGTCTTCATGGAGCTCGCGGACGATCCACCACATCTCGGTCTGCTGAACGTCGATGGACATAAGCCGCCCGATCACCTTTCCTTCGGGCGCGGCCCCCATCGTGTAACGTGGTGAGGCGTCTACGCGGTCACGGATCATTTGCGTAGTGATAAGCGCCCCGTCAGGTTTCCACGGCAGGGCCAGTTCGCGGTTGTTGAAGTCTTGAAGCCCTCCCGGCGCATCGCGGTCTTGTAGAAACTTTACGGCCAAGTCAGACCACTTTCGCCAAGGCGCATAAAGCGAGGAAAGGTGATAGCTTCGCCGCCCTGGCTCGGCGGCAAGCTCGGTCGCCCGCCACTCCCCACGCTCTAGCATCAAAGGCTTGTCGTTTTCCGCGTGCGCGTGGCCGCAGGCAGGACAGACGCAGCGCGCCGTGTCGGCCACCTTGGTCATGTCCCATCCCTCGTCCTGTTTGGCCGTCTCGTCCCATCGGATGTGTTCCCATTCCAGGGCCCAAGATTCCTCGCACCCAAGGCAGGGCACGAAGTATTTGCGTTGATCGCCCTTGACCCATTCCGTCCAAATTGCCCCGTCTTCGTAGGTTGGGGTCGAGGTCGTTACGATGATGTGTTTCGGGTAAGTCGCCACGCGGGCCTCGGCAAGTTGCAGCGGCGCGGACTCTTTGCCGCCCTTCGCTGGGAACTTGTCCAATTCGTCCATGCACAGAGCGGCAATCGAGCGCGAGGAAAGTGAGGCCGGCGAGTTGCTGCCCGTGAACCACACGCTCATGCGGTCAAAGTGCTGTTCAAGGAGTCGATACTTGTCAGGGTCGGCCTGCTTGTGCCGCGCCAAGGTCGGGTTCTGATCTATGAGCGGCATCCATCGCGTCTCGGAGAATGACCGCGCCAAGTGCGTCGAAGGCATAACCCAAAGACACGGGGCGGGATTTACGTCCAGCTTGTAGGCCATGCCCACGATGATGGCCGTGGTCTTGCTCGTCTGAGCGCCCCACACCAAGGCAAGCCGCCGCACCCGCTCGTCCGCAAAGCACTCCAACACTTCGCGGACATACGGAGTGCGCTGGGTCAGATAACTCCCCGGCTTGTTGGTTATGCGCTCGGAGAGCTTCAGATTCGACTCGGCCCACGCCACCACACCTGGCTTCGGCGGCGTCAGTGTTACCTCGTGCCCTGCGGCCCACGCTTCGGCTAACCCTTCGCGGTCGCCTCGGACAAGGACGGCGGCAGGGTCGCTAAGTGCTTCCGTAGCATCGAGGTCGCCTGCTCTCCCCACGGAAATGTCGAAAAATCCTGAACCATTGCCGAGATCAGCCCACGGATCGCCGCAACCGTCTCCGCCTTGTTGAGTGTCGCCTTGGTCATCGACAGGAATTGCCCCAACTCCTGCTCGGCTTGAGCCACGGCCTTTCGGCTGTCGCGCCACGCGCCGGCCAGTTCGGCCACGGTTCGGCTGTTGGCCTCCTCCGAGTTCGCTGCCGCCTTCCACAATTCGTAATGGCGAATCTCCCCCTCCGCCGCCCGGTCGAGTCTCGCCTTCGGCCCCAGCGCCGGGTTGGTGCTGGTCGTTGGCGCGGCCACCTTGCCCGACTTGCGGCGGCGAATGTTCGCGGCCATCCATGCCCTCGCCGCGTCCACCGAGTCCGTTGGCATCCCCTGCGCCTTCCAGAGAGACACGCTCGTCTGGTTGGCGTCGAGCGCCTTCGCCAGTTGGATCTGCGTCAGGGCCATTGGGCATTGTGATACGGCTTTTTTGCGTGTCTCATTATCAAAAGGGCTTGTTGAGACTGAAATCGTGGGAAGTGTTTATTACTTCAGCGAATCGCAATAAATTTGGGCTAAAACGTCGCAAGTCGCGGGCTCCT